AAAAGGTAAAGGATCTGAGGACGGTAGATTTATCGGTACTAATGTATTGAATGAAGCATTCCTTGAGAGATTCCCTGTGACCTTTGAGCAATCATACCCTCACATCAAGATAGAGGAAAAGATGTTACGTCTTCACTCTGCAAGTGTTGGAGTTCATGATGATGAGTTTATCAAGAAACTTGTTGATTGGGCAGACATCATCCGTAAGACATTCTATGATGGTGGTATTGAGGAGATCATCTCAACTCGTAGACTTGTTCATATCATTCGTGCATACGCAATCTTCAAGAACAAAGCGAAAGCAATTGAGAATTGTGTAAATCGTTTCGATGATGAAACAAAACAGTCATTCATGGAATTGTATGATAAAGTAGATTCAGATGTAGATTTTGACAAGGAGTCCGATGAATCTGTGGGGTAACTACAAGGAAGTTTTACATGATACCCTTGATCTCCAGTTTGCTCATCCGTGGGCAGATTGGGAGGCCAAGGGTACTGTGCTTTCTGCAAAAGTTTTTAAACACGACTATATAATTAAGTCAAGAGTTGTGGAGATTTGGAATGAAAAGTCTAGCATATACAACAACATCATCTATCCTAAAACAGGCAGTAATCTTCCATGTTTTGGTATGGATCTTATGGGATTTTTTGACAAGAAGGTCATTATTGTCTTTGACTTCCAACATCCTGTAGAGAACTATCTCTTTTCAGTTGATGGATTACCAAAGAGTGATGGAGACTATCGATTCTTTGAGCCTGGTAATCATTTTTCTGAGAATGTTTATATCGCAAAGTGTACGATGTCTGAAGTAGATGAGCATTTAGATATGTTCAAGTTATACTTGACAAAGTACAAAGAGATGTTAGAATTAGAGAAACCAACTAAAGTAGACACAAGTGTCTATAAAGATTTTGATGCTTATATGACTAAACTTGATCCAGTGTCAGGTTATCTGAGTGGTAAGTTTGGTAAAGAAAAAGCAGAGAGTCTTGTAAATGATTTTCTTTTCACTTATGGTTAATGCATGGAGTTTAGCGTGGGAGGCTTTAAACGGAACTATGGACGAAGAATACCCTATCATCGACACGAGTGTCGGAGCAGGTAATACTGCTTATGAATATTCAATTGATGGTCTTGATTATGAAATAGATTACTACAATGACTCTGCTGATTATATGGCAGATATAGATGATATGTATTCTCATCATCTATCGAATGCATATTCATCATATAATGATGGGTGGACACAAGAATATCATAGAGAACAATTAGAAAAATTAAAAGAACCAATGGCACACTATTTTAAATATCATGAAGAAGAAATTTTAAATGATATAAGAGAATATGTATCAGGCACATATCAAGGACATTATACAGGAAAGTCTCATGAGTTTCGTAATGTTCAGACAATAGATCTCATGGCATCAAAAGAACTTGCATCAGGTTTTTGTCAGGCTAACATACTAAAGTATGGAAGTAGATATGGAAACAAAGACGGAAAGAATAAGAAGGACTTGATGAAAGTGATACATTATGCTATGCTATTATTACACTTCGATAACCACTATGGCGAACCATCAATGCCATCAGGAAATTTTGAACAAATGCCTTAACAATTATGACAATGAATTTGAGTGACAACACTTTAGGTATCCTTAAGAATTTTGCAGGAATTAATAATTCAATCCTTGTGAAGAAAGGTAATCAACTTCGCACGATATCTGTTGCAAAGAATATTCTTGCTGAAGCAGAGATACCAGAAGATTTTCCAAGAGATGTTGCGATCTATGATCTAAATCAGTTTCTAAATGGATTAAGTTTACATCAAGATCCAGACTTAGATTTTTCTGAGGAAACATATCTTACGATTCGTGAAGGTAGAAGAAAAGTAAAATATTTCTTTGCAGATCCACAGGTTATTATTGCACCACCTGAGAAAGAGATATCTCTTCCATCACAAGATGCATGTTTCCAACTTGATAGTAATTCATTAGAAAAATTACTTAAGGCTGCTGCAGTATATCAATTACCTGATCTTGCAGTTGTTGGTGGTGAAGGTGTTGTTAAGTTAATTGTTCGTGATAAGAAGAATGATACATCAAATGAATATGCAGTTACTGTAGGAGAAACTGATAGAAACTTTACCTTTAATTTTAAGGTGGAAAATATTAGAATTATCCCCGGTTCATATGATGTTGTAGTATCTTCTAAGTTACTATCTAAGTTTACGAATAGTAAATTAAATCTAACTTACTACATAGCATTAGAACCAGACTCTACTTTCGAGTAATTACAATGAATAACATTGGACTAGAAGTTGTATTTTGGACAGCACTATCACTTTATTTACTTGCTAAATTAGGTGTATTTAAAAAATGAAATACATTCTTTACAACGAAAATTTTGAACAACAAGGATCTTTTCAATCCATACAAGAGTTAAGAAATTTTCTTTGTGATAGAAAATATGACATCCAATGTGATGAAGATATTGGATGTACATTTGATTATATAAAGCATATTAAATGGCACTTTGACATAGTAGAATGAAAATTACACAAGAAATTATTGACAAGATACAAGAGGCCATGCTTCATACTAATCTGAAGGGTGAAATAAACTGGAAAGATGGTGATGATATTGAAGTTCAAATCGCAGGAACTTTTGCAAAGGATAAATTTATTGTTATCAAAAACAAATCAAAGAATCCTTTTGAAAATGCTCAGCCACACCCTCACTTTGATTATGAGAAGAAAGTATTTACAAAAGATGGTAGAGAAGAATATCAAAAAGAATTAAAAAAAGATATTGCTAAAAAATAAAATTATGTTATAATAGAAATATGATATTTTTATTATGAACATTTTTGTGACCGATCCCGACCCAAATGTTTCAGCACAAGTGTTGCCTGACAAACATGTGGTTAAGATGCCATTAGAGACTTGTCAAATGTTGGCAGTGGTATTCTCTAAATGGTACTATAACTGGGGTAATGATTTATTACCTAAGAAAGATGGAACTCCTTACAATACAGAGAAGGGTGCTTTCCGTGGACATCCTTGCACAATATGGGCAGCAGAAAGTTTCGCCAATACTGCATGGTTGATTCAACATGGATTTGCTTTACTTAATGAGTATGAAACTAGATATGGTAAAGTTCATTCTTGTCAAACTGCAATGAATGCAGCAGAAGAAGTATTTGAAAAACATACAGGTAAAACATTAGATTGTCACAAAGAGGCAACACCGTTTGCTTTTGCTGGCCCTGATGAGTTTAAGCATGATTCAAGTATTGATATTCTAACTAAGTATAAAAGGTATATTGCATCTAAACCTTGGGTGTGCGATAATTATCTTAGGAAACCAGATCGTAAACCTAATTGGTTATGAGTGATTTTGTATGGGTAGAAAAGTATCGACCCAAAACAATTGATGAATGTATTCTTCCTGACAGTATTAAAAAAACATTTCAAGATTTTTTAATCGCAGGAGAAATACCACATATGTTGTTATCAGGCCCTCCGGGAATTGGTAAAACTACTGTGGCAAAAGCATTATGCAATCAACTTGGAGTAGATTACTATGTTATTAATGGATCGGATGAAGGACGTTTTCTCGGCACTGTTCGGAACAACGCGAAGAACTTCGCATCTACAGTCTCTCTTACAGGTGAGTCGAAACATAAAGTCATCATCATCGATGAAGCAGACAATACCACTACCGATGTACAACTCCTTCTCAGAGCGAGTATTGAGGAGTTCTCTAGAAACTGCAGATTTATTTTCACCTGCAACTATAAAAATAAAATCATCGCTCCTCTCCATAGCAGGTTTACTACTATTGACTTCGTTGTTAATAAAAAAGACAAACCGTCAATAGCAGCACAGTTCTTTGCAAGAATTAATCAGATTCTTGATAAGGAAAATATTGAAAGTGATAAGAAAGTAGTTGCTGAACTTATTAACAAATATTTCCCTGATTGGAGAAGAGTGTTAAATGAGTGTCAAAGATACTCAGTTAGTGGAAAAATAGATAGTGGTATTTTAGCAGCATTCACAGATGTAAAAGTAGATGAACTTACAAAGAACCTCAAAGAAAAGAACTTTCCGTCAGTACGCAAATGGGTTGTCGATAACTTGGACAATGATCCTACTGTACTTATGCGTCATGTTTACGATGCTCTTTATAGCACCCTTAAAAACACTAGCATTCCTGCTGCTGTGCTTATTATTGCTCGTTATTCTTATCAAATTGCCTTCGTAGCAGATCAAGAGATTAACCTTCTAGCTTGCTTAACCGAAATTATGGTTGAGTGTGAATTCAAGTAAAAAATTATTATGACTGTAAAATTAATTCGTATGTGGTCTGGCGAAGATGTAATCGCTGACGTTACTAAAGAGGACACTGATTCAATAACAATCACTGATCCAATTGTGGCTGTACCATCACAACAACAGGGACAAATTGCATTTGCCCCTTGGTCTCCTTTATCTCAAAAAGGTGAATTAGAAATCACCTCAAAGTATATTGTTTATACCACTGATCCACAACCAGATATTATTGAACAATATAATTCAATGTTCGGCAAAATATCAAAACCAACTAAGAAACTAATATTATGAACTGTTGGCACTGTAACACAGAATTAATCTGGGGTGGTGATCATGATCTTGACGATTTTGATGAAGCAGAGTATAGTATGGTAACAAACTTATCATGTCCTCGATGTCATTCATATGTTGAGGTTTATTATCCTAGTAAAAACTATGAAAACGAGCAAGAAACCAATTCAAAAAATTAAACATCAGATTAAATCAAATATGTATTACATCTTCTGGGGTGCTGCAACTATTGCAGTCATGGCAGGTCAAATTTATGTTGGTGCAGGATATCGTTCTATGTCAGAATCTGTAAAAGATCTTACCGAAATGATTGAAATAAAATTTGAATATGATTTACTTAAAGACTCTAGAAGAAAAATGCCAGTTATACAATGAAAATTGTTGTTAGAAACAAGTATGAAGGTAATGATGTAATACAAACAAGAACCCTTACATTTGAACCATATCCTTATAATCAAATAGAATTAGTAATTGAAAAAATTAAAGATAATCTATCTCCAGATTTAATCAAGAAAAGAAAATCTTTGATGTATCCTAGTGATTTATTAAGAAATAAGTATTATGGACATTGCTATCATTCGACACAAGCATTATTTTATTTGATGGACACTGATAGATTAATTCCTATGAGTGGCAAAGATTATAGAGGTGAGGCTCACTGGTGGTTGCAAGATGAAGATAAGATATATGATGCTACTGCAAATCAATACCTTGACAAACAGAAAGTACCACCATATAATGAAGGTAAGAAATCAAAATGGTATGGTTGGAAGCAACGACCACATCAAAGTTCATTGGCCTTGACAATTAGAGTTCTGGGTGATAAACTGATTTCAGATGAAATAACTTAGTTATTTCACACCCCTTATACCACTCCAAAAGAGTTGGTTTGTTTTTTTATTTTTGAATTTTATGTTAAAGTCTAAAAAGCCCGCACTTGGTGTAGGCCAAAAGTCTGCTGATGCTTTAAAATCAGTACTCGCTGTTGATCTAGTTAAAGAGAACAGATTTAAGAATTTACTCAGAGTAGTAAAAGATAATATTGACCGAGCAGGGATACTTCTGCCGGTAGCAAAAAGTCAATCTTTTTTATCTATAGATGAATTTAAAGCACTCTATTCATCACAACTAAAAGATTACGAAACTTACATAGTAAATGTTCCTATTTCTTTAATCAATTACAGGCAAGGACAAATTCGTTTGGTTCGTCCAGAGTTTTGTGTTCAAAACTATAACTTGTTTAACCATGTAGTTGATTTTTGTCAATCGGAATTTCCTGTTTCATTTTATGATGAAAATGTTGGATTTTTTGACATAATCAAAAAACAACATCTTACCGCACAAGTCGCTGCAATCTCACATGTTAAAGGTGAAGATACTTTACTTCCCATGAGAGTAACTGCATTCAAATCATCTGTATCGTCTATAGACAGAGATGTATTAAGATCTAAGAGATTTTATGATGAAGTACAAGGTATCAACGATACTAAAGAGTGGGAGAAACTCCTTCATCAATGTCAGGTAGGTCTTGAAAGTGCTACACAGATAAGAGATTTCTATTATTCGATTCCCGGATTAACTTGGCAACCAATTGACTTTCCTTTTCCTTATGTAAAGGATGCACAATTCTCTTGCACAAAAGTTTCTCAGTTTGGTAAACTAATTCAGTATGCAGTAAATGATGATGCATTACATGAATTAAGATCGATTGTTCAAACTCTTTGTAATACCCTTGATTGGGAAAGAGAAGCACCTAAGAAAGAACTCTCTGTTTATCTTGTCAGAGCATTCTATAACTTTGAGAAAAGATTACATCCATTACTTGATGATGCTATGGGTGGATTAGGTCTTCCTTATGACATCCTAGATCATATTGAAGATTTCTTCTCAAATAAAACACAGAAAATGTTTCTTGGTAGCACAAGTATAGATAAGAAGCCTTGGCAACATCTTGTTAAGGTTGCAGATCAGGTCAATCTTAGATTGATTGAAACTGGTTTTATTGATTCACCATTCTTCTCACTTCAACGATCTAAGTTTGTTGATGCTGTATATGCACTAGCAAATCCAGTCATGGGCAAGGCTAAGAAAGAATCAGTTGAGAGAGATCTGATTGAGAAGTACATTAAAATTCATGTTAGAAATTTTAATTGATTACATTGGCAAATGATAAATCCTATGTTATAATAGGATTATGACAATTAATCTTATTTCTAAAGATAATACCTTATGGGCTGCTGATGAGTTCATAAGGTATTTTTCGCGTATGGGAAATATTGAAGATTATCTTAGATATGTTAAGAAAGAAACTGTTAAAAGTTTTAGTGCTCTTACATCATTTGAAGATGAATTTTTAAATGAAGATATTCATCCAAACGATATGGAGTTTGATATTCGATTTATAGGTGATAGATTTCAAAATAGTCTTCCACAAGATTATTATAAAACAATGTTGGGTGCTGTTTCATCACATAATAATGAGACAAATATTCCCGGTAGAGAATTGCGTTGGATGGTATATGAAAAGAATACAAATAAAGTTATTGGGTTTATCCGATTTGGTTCCCCTACAATTAATTCTAAACCAAGAAATCTTTGGTTAGGTAAACCAGCCAATTTAACTTTGATGAATCGCCACACTGCGATGGGTTTTGTAATTGTTCCTTCGCAACCATTTGGATATAATTATCTTGGTGGTAAATTATTGGCATTGTTATGTTGTTCACATTTTGCAAGAGAAACAATATCTAAAGTATTTGATAAAGAGATAGCATTATTTGAAACAACATCTTTATATGGATCTACGACATCTGCATCACAGTATGATGGACTAAAACCTTTTATGAGATATAAAGGACTAACTGAAAGTAAGTTCACACCATTACTTCATGATGATGCATTTCATAGGTTACATAATCGTTTTAAAGAATGGAATGATAACACACCTCTTACAGATAATAAAGCATCATCTAAAAAGATGAAGAGACAATCAAAGATGATATCAATTATTAAAAACTCCATGAAAGAATATGATATGAATACAGAGTTAAAACAATTTACAGATACTATAGACATGGCACTTAACTTAACACAGAAGAAAAGATTTTATATTTCTGATTATGGTTATGGTAATGTTCGTGAAGTTATTAATGGAGAGCAAGATAAATTAGTTCGTGGTCAGAACTGGGATAAGTTTCATCTTGAAAACATATTGGCATGGTGGAAGAAGAAAGCAACTAAGAGATATGATAAGTTGAAAGCAGAGGGTAGATTCAGAGATAAGGTTGAACTATGGACACAAGACGATGACATACAAATCATCCGATAATAAATACTTAAAAATAAGTGCGAAGGATGAAGACATTTAAGGAGTTCCTAGACGAGAGTAGTCTCAGTAGAATTAAAAGTAAATCTGATAAAGGTGGGATGGCTGCACTGTCTGCATCCAGAGCAGATAAATCTGCAAAGGAAAATCGTGCAAGAGCAAAACAATTAGACAGGGATATTCGTGGTAGAGGATTAGGTGGTGCTACAAAAGTAACTGGTTCATACATGGAGAAAGATAAAAAAACTGGTGAGGAAAAGAAAGTAAAAGAAAGAAGTCACATTGTTTCCTCTGGTAAGATGGGTAAGAGAAAGTTTAAGAAAACAGTAAAGGCACTTGGTAAAAAGTATGGGCAGGATTCCGTCTTGACACAAACGAAAAAAACTGGTACACTATCAGCAACAAGAAAAGGTGGACTTGGTAAAGCAAAAAATGTTAAATTAGGTAAATTTAAACCACAGGGTAAAAACCCAGAAGGTCAATCACAAATCAAAGGAAAAACTTTTACATACGGATAATGACAACACCACTTTATGATGACTCCAACTGGAGAGAAGAATACAAATCTTTTGCCAGAAACAAAATGGAAATTGAAT